TCAGCCACTGTGAACTTGCTTCACCGGGAAGTGATGTATATATTTCCCGCTCTGCTTCACATGGCCCAACACTGTCAGGTTTGCTGATCGACTGATATGAGGGCTGCACCGCGCTACCGCCCGAATGGCGAAACTGGTAGACGCATGGGACTTAAAATCCCCCGCTCGTAAGGGCGTGCCGGTTCGATTCCGGCTTCGGGCACCATGAATATCAAGGGCTTGCATGAGATACCTCGTGCAAGCCCTTAGTTCTTTTTTCCGCAATCAGAAAATCTTTTCCGCAATTCGAAACCGTTGGTCACTTCGTAGGGGTTACCTTCATGCCCTTACGCATCCGAATGTACTGCTCCGTCATCCCGACAGTTGTATGCCCTAACTGGTCTCGAGCTTCGCGAATGCTCCCCGTCGACTCCTCTTTGTCCGTTGCCGCTTTTGCTCGTAAATCCCGCATCTGAAATTCTGCTTTCGGAATCCCGGCTGCCTCCCTAGCGTCATCAAATCTTTTCCTGAGCATGCTCGTCGTCATCGGCTGTCCAGAGTCGATTACCACAAGGCGTGTTGATCTGATTTTGTAGCCAGCCTTTCGAGCCATGATTCGATCTATCACAATTCTGAGCTCTCCAATAATCTCGATCCTTCGTTTCGCACCAGTCTTCCCCTGCTGGACGGAAAGCTTTCCGTCTTTGATATCTCGCTCATCCATCTTCAGTGTGTCGGCCACCCTTTGTCCTGTCAGATAGAACAGGTCCAGGGCATCTCTCAATGGTTGATCGGCGTACAGATATGCTTTGGCAAGAACGTCGTCTTCGACATATACGTCGCGACCAGATTCCTTGTTACCCTTTATCCCGGCGCAGGGGTTTGCCAGAGACGTGTAACCATTCTCGCGAGCAAAGTTCCAAATGGAGCTGAGTAAGGCCTTTTCTCGATTCGCGCGAATTGGTGCTGTTTTGCCCCGGTGACGAAGGTACTGACTGACATGCTTCGGTTCGATCGCTTCAAGCGGGGCAGGCGGATCGTTGAAGAACAGCAGAAGGTTTTTAAGTTCGCGCGCGTTGTCCTTTTGAGTGGCATGGGCTTTGGTTGGAACGACCTCCTTCATATAGAGCTCGGCAACGTATGCAAAAGTTAATACTTCTTGCATTAAAGCCTGAGATACACGGCTTTTCTCCAGTTTTGCGTACTCTAAGATGGCAAGGCCATAGTCAGTACCCAGGGGGATTTCTTTGCGCGGTTTTCCACCAGTGTCGTACAAGTAGTAGGTTGTTTTGCCGCGCTTTCTCTCACGCAAGCGGGGAATGCTCCCCGGTTTCGTTGGTCTTCGTCCCATCTATCCCACCAAGCGTGGCTGCCACTTCGGCGTTTCCGATGTGGTGGTGGTTGACCCTGTTAGCGCTGAAGTCACGACGCAGGGCCATCCATTCCTTTTTATCGTATGGCGGATGCCATTTCGCTTTAAAACGGTGATCTGACCTGCTTTAGTTTTGGCGCCGGTCAATTCGCATACTTGCTCATGGCTTAAAAACTGGATTGTCATGCTGCCTCCTTGCTAGGTCCTAAAGCGCTTCTCAAAGGTGCTTGCTGATTGGAGTGTTCGTCCTTCGAGGTCGGCGGCAAGCTTCCTGCCATTGCAAGTGCTTGTGTACGAAGGGACCGAGCATCACGTTCAAGTTTCTTCCCGGTACGAAAAGCGCTGAACGTCTCGGCCGCGATACGCAGCAGCTCGCCGATGGCGACCAGCGTCTGGTGCTCGGCCGGGCCGAAGTGCGGATCTGCTTCAAGTCGTTTGCAGGCTTTTGCCAGGCGCGTGTAATCGGCTCGGAGGAACTGCAGAGAGGACTGAAGCTCTCGGATGGTTTTGGCACTTGCGGCGCGCTGGATGTCTTCACCCTCGCGTAGGCCGGTCTTTCGTCCATCGCTGCGGCCCATGATGTAACCGCCCCAGACAAGCAAGGCGGCTAGAACTATCAGGATGACGAGTGCGCCGATTTGTATTGGGGTCATCATGTGGTGTGCTCCTGAGATTGTTGTTGGCTGGTGGTGACAGCCGTCAGTGGTGTGGGGGCGACATTGCGTTGGCCGTCCTGTTGGCGCTGCATGTGTTCATCGGCCTTGTAGGCGCGGATGTCGATCAGCGAGGCAACGTGGCGGATGTGCGCGTACTTCAGCGCTTTACGACTGGTGTCCAGCGTAGTGATCGGCAGCTGAATTCTGCCGCTCTGGATTTCCGCCACGAAGGACTGTTCGTTGAGGTTGCGAAAGTACTGCTCGCGCACTTTTTCCAGGGGGACCAGGACGTCGCCGAAGATGCGGTAGAGCAGTTCAACAGTGGCTGACTCCGGTGCAGCGTGCAGACGAAGTGGGTTCTGGTTAGCGGCTGTCATTAGCTTATCCACGTCCTGACTGTCGTTCTGAGGTTGAGCACTGCCTCTTCAGCGGTGCCTCCATGCCTCGATATGTATTTATTGCCAGCCTGGGCCCCTGCGTTGGTCAGCAGCATCGTGAGCGAGGCACGCCAGTCGAGTTCCGTCTTGCGAATGTTGAATGAAAAATCCCCGTGGTCGAACGTCGGAGTCGCATTGAGTAACTCAGCAATGGTTTCTAGCTCCATTGCTTCACGCTGCAGCTTCATTAGCTGGTACTGCGTCCAGTCTGCCTTGATATCAAATCGCTCCTCCAATTGTGCAATCGCGGCAATTTGAGTGATCACCTCGTGAATCTTGTGACGGCTACGCTGCTCTGCGGGCGTGCGTAAAAGGTCAATGAGGTACTGATCCATCAGATGGTTATTCATGTGTTCTTTTCCTTTTGGAGTGAGCCCATGCATTCAGGCAGTGGCGTCTGGTCAGCTCACGCAGATGTTCGGGCACTTCGAGGAGCGCGGCATTGCGCTCCTCGCGTGTGCGCATGGCGACAATCTGGCGGGCGTACTCCCTAGGCCACGTCACGGCGGTCAACCGGAATGGCGGGAAGATCGATGTCCAACTGGTGGGCCAGCCAGCGGATGCCGGCTTGCTTAACTCTGGTCGACTGGCTGTACTGCATTCCGTACTTCTCGTCGTACCAGGGGCTGTCCTTGACCCGCAGGTACGCTTTGTCGCGCTCCGGGTCCGCCGGCAGGTTTCCCTTAAGCAAGCCTTTCTCCCGCATGAGAGCGATCAGTTTGGGACGAGTGAGGCCGAGTTGAGCGGCTGATTGGGCGAGGGTGCGTTCCATGGCGTCCCCTCATGCCGCGTGCGCAGCAGGAGTGGCCGCTGCAGCAAGGTGGTTGATGGACTCCATGAGCCTTGCGTAGATCTCGGCATCGGGGTCGTACAGGGTGAAGCAGCGCGTATGCGGACTCTTGTTGCCGATGCTCAAGATGGCGGTAACGCCGCGGCGCGTATGAGTGCGATGCAGCGCCACATGCAGGGGAAGTCCGAAACCCATGTCGAGACTTAGCACGCCGCCGGTGTGCACCAGTTCGAACACGCGCTGCTTGTCCTGGATTTCAAAGCGACCGTATTGACGATCTGAATGCGGGCGATGGACCAGGTCACTGGAGTTGCTTGTGTCGAGCGGACCGTTAGCGATCTCTTCGATGAAGTCGGCCAGTTTGAGGTGCATCTTCTTGTCGTTCTGCAGGGTCAGCGTGTGGCGTTCGCTGCCCAGCTCCACGACAAAGATGCTTTCCACTGTGCCACGCTCTGCCTTGAGACGGAACGCCAGGCACTCACGCTTCGGTGCAGTGCGCAGGACGTGGTTGAAGGTCTCAGTCAGGTTGACCTGGGCGTTGAGCAATTGCAGGGTGCGATTGTCGATCTTGTACTTGATCATGCCGCGTGCCCTCCGCCGTTCGGATCGAAACACTTGGCAGGGGGGCGGCGTTTTCTGAAGGTTTTGGTGCTGATAAAAGCGCAGCCCCCTTCTCGGGCCAGACGTCGAACCTCGAAAATGCGAGAGGGGTCAGCGATGGTTGGGTGCAGATGGATCGTAGCTTTGGTATGCATGAATTTGCCTCGCTCTGTGGTTAAAGAGTGAGCGCAAATTAGCAACAGCTAATCTGTTTCGCAATAGCAAATGCTAAATTTTAGATATCTAGGTACTTTGACGGCTTCAAAATAGCACCTACGTAATGGATTTTTTCGACGAGTTTTTCTTCCAAAAAGATAGGAGGGTAGCTGTCGTTAATGCTGTCGAACCGGAGTTGACCCTCCCGGTGATAAATGAATTCTTTCACCATTGCCCTCCCGTCGGTGGTGCGCACGAGTACCTCATCGCCAGTTTGATAACGATGATTCGGCTCAATGAGTACAAATTCCCCGTTTTTGATGCGTGGATGCATGCTGCTTCCCACGACTTTCAAGCCGTATGCGTCGGGGTCGGAACTAATAATTTCTAAGTACCCATCACCATGCCCCGGAGGATATTCAAGTGCGTCGAAATAGCCGTCAGTACCTAACATCGCCTTTCCGACTACGGGCACTGGGGCGGGGCGCCGCAGCTCGCTAGCTTCCCGCTCTTCTGCTGTTCTTAGGGCTGTTTCATTGATGGTTGCATTGAAGAATGCAGGGTGGGGCAAAACTGGTGGCTTGAGGCCAAGAGCGATCCAAGCGGCGGTAATTTGATGCTGATCTTCGGCGGAGTAGGTTCCCGTGGTGAGCAAATCCGCAGGAATGGCGAGCTTTTTAGCTAGGTTCGTCGCAGCCCGGTCGCCCAAGGTCCGGTGCCCGTTCAGGATCTGAGAAATGTACGAAGCGTCCACATCGGCATGCGCTCCGGCAAAGTCCTTGAGTTGGTTTTCACCAATCAGGGCTTTAAGAATCGTGAGGCGTTTTTCGTAGATATTCATATAGGGAATCATCCGTGCTCCGTTAGCAAAATGTAAATTACGTTTTGCTATTGCGGACCGGATTAGCAGTTGCTAATCTTGTGTTGAATAGGGGGTTAGCAATGACGCTTCTCGAATACATAAAGATCCTAGACGACGCACAGCTCAAGACCTTTGCCTCTCGATGTAATACCTCAGTCGGCCAATTGAAACAGGTCGCTTATGGCAATCGTCGGGCAAACGCAGCTCTATCCATTTCGATTGATCGACATAGCGGCAGTCGTGTGACGTGTGAGTCGTTAAGGCCAGACATTGATTGGCAGTATTTACGAATGCAGGCACCAGCTAATCACAGAGTAGAAAACGCTGCATAGAAAAAAGGCGACCCAAGGGTCGCCCAGTTTCTCCCGATAGCATCACCACAATGCTATCGGGTCGCGATGTCAGCAGGCGAGCACACCACATGCCGCCGACTTTCGTCGCGTTTCCAAGGCTCGGAAGCCTTGGTGTTGCTGCCGTTCTTACCACAGAGCTGGCAGCTGTTGCGCCAGGGGTGAACAACGGATTGTTCGCCCCGGCACGGTGCCGGTTATCCCCTGCAAGGGTTCCCGGCGTTTGGGCCATACCAAGCCACGCGGCAAATGTATCACCAACTTCTGTCGCGCGGCACTGGCAACTTTTAGGATTAATGCCATGAGCCGAATTGCTCTCAGTTCTCTGGAACGGGCGCAGCGGGAAATCCTGCCGCTCGATTTAGCGCTGTACCACGCCGCTCGCGATTACCCGGGTGGCGCTGCTGCCATCGCTGCTACAACCGGTCGTAACCCGACCACGCTGCAGCACAAACTGTCGCCGACTCATCCGAGCCACTCCATCAACATTCAGGAGTTCGGCGAGATCCTTGAACTGACCAAGGATCGTCGCATTCTCGATGCGGTGCATGCGCTGGTCGGTGACACGATCTGGCAGGAGCTGGCGGACACCTACACCAACGACATGCCCGAAACCCTGACCACGGGTATCGCCGAATACTTCCGCCAGGTCGCGGATCTGGCCGAGACCTGGGCCAAGAGCATCGGCGATGGCGTGGTGACTGATCAGGAACTGGCGGCGATTCGCCTGCAGGTGTTCCGAGGTATCCAAGGGCTGCTGGGGTTATTCAACCGCGCCACCTACGTCAACCAGACGACGCGAGGTGCTGACCGTGGCTGATATCGCCGATTTCGCCAACGATCTGGTGCAGGAACGCATCGATCAGGCCATGGCGGCGCGCAGCGCTGCCAAGGCCGAAAGTGCTGCCCATTCCTTGCTGTTCTGTGAAGCGTGTGACGATCCGATTCCGGAAGCCCGTCGCCTGGCCTCACCGGGTTGCTCGCAATGCATCAGCTGCCAATCCCTGTCTGAGCGGGGGATTCAGCATGCTCGATGAGGTATTGGGGCAATTCGCCGATTACGGTCTGGAACCAGCGCAACCGCTGGTGTTCGGCAAGCTGACCCGCTGCAAAACATCGCAGGACAAGGGCAAGGAAAAGAACGGCTGGTACGTGGTCCACGAGCAGCGCACGGAGAAGGGAGACACGCTGATCTTCGGCGCCTTCGGTGACTGGCGTTCGGGTGAGACGCAGAAGATCAAGGTCAAGGCCGGTCGCATGTCGCCGGAAGAGCGCGAAGTGATGCGCGCCCGCCAGGAAGAAGCCAAGCGCCGCGCTGCCGAAATCGCGAGTAACGCTGCGCGGCGGGCCGCGAAAAGGGCGCAGGGTTTGTTCGAGCGTATGCCGACCACCGGGCGCAGCGACTACCTGGACCGTAAGCAAATCGTTGGTATAAAGGTCCGTTACGCGCCGCGCACTGGTGCAGTACTAGTGCCGATGAAGAACGCCCGTGATCAGATCATGGGTTTGCAGGTGATCTTCCCGAACAAGCAGGAAGACACCGGCCGCGACAAATCCTACTGGCCTTACGGCATGGCGAAGGAGGGCACCTTTCACCTGCTCGGTCCGCACCCCGTACCGGGCGAGCCGGTGCTGGTCTGTGAGGGCTACGCCACCGGCGCCAGCCTGCACATGGCGACATCGCTTGCTGTGGCCGTGGCCTTCGATGCGGGCAACCTGTTGGCTGTGTGCAAGGTCATGCGCGAGCGCTTTGCCGGCTGCCCGCTGATCATCTGCCGCGATGACGACTGGAAGACCATCAAGCCTAATGGCGATGCTTGGAATCCGGGCGATGAGAAGGCGAGCAATGCTGCGTTGATCGTCGGTGCCCAGGTCGTTGCGCCGATCTTCTCCGTCGAGCGCCACGACAAGTGGACCGACTTCAACGACCTGCACGTCGCCGAAGGTTTGGACGCAGTTCGGCGCCAAGTGTTGGCCGTGGTCCGCCCAGCGGCTGCCGGTGGCTGGAAAGATCAACTCGCCCGCAGCGAGAGCGGCGCCCTGATCGCGCACATGCAGAACGTCGAATTGATCCTCGCTCACGACGAACGCTGGGCCGGGGTGATCAGCTACTGCGCCTTCAGCTCGAAGATCGTCAAGCTGCGTGCTGCGCCTTATGGCGGTGGCACCGGCGAGTGGGCCGACATCGACGACGTGCGCGTGATGAAGTGGCTCGCGCAGCAGTACAACCTGCGCGTGAAGTCCTCGCACGTGATCGAGGCTGTCAGCGTGGTTGCACACGACCACGCCTTTCACCCGGTGCGCGAGTACTTGAAGAAACTGGAATGGGATCGCGTGCCGCGCCTGGAGCGTTGGCTGACGGATGTCATGGGGGTGAAGGCAACCGACTACACCTCTAAGGTCGGCAAGCGCTGGATGATCTCGGCCGTGGCGCGGGTGATGAAGCCCGGTTGTAAAGCTGACTCGGTGATGATCCTCGAAGGCGTACAAGGCGCCGGTAAGTCGACCGCGATGAGCGTGCTCGGCGGTGAGTGGTTTATGGATACGCCGTTTGCCCTCGGTGACAAGGACGGCTTCCAGGCGATCCGCGGCAAGTGGATCGTCGAGCTGGGCGAACTGGACAGCTTCAACAAGGCCGAGAGCACCAAGGCCAAGCAGTTCTTCTCAGCGTCGACCGACACCTACCGCGAAAGCTATGGCCGCAGAACCCTGGACGTGCCACGCCAGTGTGTGTTCGTCGGTACCACCAACCAGGACGAGTATCTCAAGGACGCCACCGGCAACCGCCGCTATTGGCCGGTGGCCTGTACCAAGGTCGACGTGGCATTGCTGCGCGAGATCCGCGACCAACTGTGGGCCGAAGCGATGTTCTGTTTTGAGGCCGGCGATCTCTGGTGGGTAACGCGAGAGGAAGCGCCGATGTTCAGCGAGGAACAGGACGAACGCTTTGTAGTGGACGAATGGGAAACGCCCATCCTGACCTGGCTTGAAGAGTCGCAGATCGGCGAGACCACCACCGGCAGTGAGGTGATGAGTCAGGCGCTCAAGCTCGATCCCGGTCATTGGGGCAAACCCGAGCAGATGCGCGTGGGTGCGATTCTGCATCGACTGGGGTGGCGACGGTTTCGTTTGGGCGCCCTGAGCAAGAGCGGCCAGCGGCCGTGGGCGTACAAAAAGCCGGAGGGTTGGGGCAGGGCGCCTGCGCTGGAACAACCGGAGTTTGAGGAGCCGTGCTTCGATGATTAAAGCGATCGATATGGCTCTCAAACAATGGGCGCAGGAGCTGCACAGCGACGAGGTGGCCGCCGGTTACTCGGGCGGCAACATGGTCGCCATGATGATGGAGAGCGGTGGTCAGCTCGTGCGCGGCAGGCGTGGGAGCAGGGTGCCGCTGGAAGCCTCACTGGACATCGAGCGGATCGTCAAGAAACGCCTTGATCCCGAGTTGATGTCGGTGGTCCAGGTTCATTACTTCCAGCCTGATGCGCCTTTGACTGCGCGTCTGGCTGAGAGTGGCTGCACACGCAACCTCTACTACCAGCGCCTGCATGACGCCCACATCGTGGTCGAGCACTTCCTCTTGGGGGAAGCGGCTTGATTGTGGGTATCCCTCTGGCTCACGCCGTCCCACCGGCCTGCTTCCGTCCCACCGCTTTTTGCAGTGGTGGGACGGGCGCAGGCCCCGTCGTTGTTGGGCTGTCCCACCGTCCCACCTTTTTCATGTCTCCCGCCCGTGTATGCGTAGCGGGCATCAATGCGCGTGTTCACGCGCACGCGTGTTTTTAAATATTCTCTCTATACACGAGAAAAGAGAGATAAAAGTAGGACGGTGGGGCAAAGCCCCAATCTGCGGGGCTTTCAGACGTCCCACCTTGTTTTAGAAAGGTGGGACGTATGGGACGCCAGAAAAGCAAAAGACAGCCGGGATAGATATTCACCGACATTCGCCAGCCGTTCACCGGGCGTAAGCCACACATTCACCGGATGGCATTAAAACGGTCTTGCTGCCACCAGAATCGATCTGTAAAAAGGGGCCATCTTCGATGGGTGCGACCGCAAAGCGCGGCAGGCCACCCACCACCTGACCCGGCCATTGCGCCGGGTCTTTTTGTTTAAGGGGCAGGGCGATGACGAACGAGCAACAGGCACTGGCAGAGATGCCGATCTGGTTGGTGATTGCGCTGTCCCTGGTTGGTGGTGTGTCCGGCGAGATGTGGCGCGCTGACAAGGATGGGGCGCGAGGCTGGGCGTTACTGCGCCGGCTAGCACTTCGGTCCGGTGCCTGCATCGTTTGCGGCGTGTCGGCGATGATGTTGTTGTTCGGTGCGGGCCTGTCGATCTGGACAGCGGGTGCGCTGGGTTGCCTGACCGCGATGGCCGGCGCGGATGTCGCCATCGGCTTGTACGAGCGCTGGGTGGCCAAGCGTCTGGACCTGAGCGAGGCCGAGCCGAAGGCATGAGCAGGGCAGGCCGGGTGGGGCGCCGATTTTTACGGGTCCTCCCCGAGGGCCGCCCCCTACACGGGTTATCGAACTCGCGGAATCTCTCTAGCTGAAACCTTCGCAGGGATGTCCGTCTTTCCAAAGGGATGGGGGCAGGGCATGGCACTCGGATGCCGAGTCGATTGACCGGACTGGGCAGAAAACCGCCGGGGACCCTGGGGACTTCCAAAGGACACGGGGTCGGAAACCCGCGGGATCTTGTTAGTGGCTGGGTTGGAAAGTTAGTTGACCCCAGTTGACTGGTTGACCAGTTGACCGGGCTTGGAAATAGGAGGCTTCATGGCATTTTTAACACGTAAGGAATACGGCGAGCTCAAGGGGTGGTCCAAGCAATACATCAGCAAATTGATACTCAATAATCGACTGGTGCTGGATGAAGCGGGCCGGATCGATGTCGATGCCAGCGAACAGTTTCTGGAGGTGACGCGGGATCCGAGTAAGGCCGGCGTCAGCGCTCGACACAAGCAGGAACGGCTCCAGCGTGACGTCTACAGCCACGTCACATCAAAATCCGAACCGACTAACACGGCTGCGCCGCCGCCCGTTGATTCGGCCCAGGGGCACTCTCCGGACTTTCAGAAAGCACGAGCGCATCGCGAGCATTACCTGGCGCGAATGGCGGAGATAGAGTTTCGCAAGGCGCAGGGGGAGCTGGTGGAAGTCAGCTTTGTGCAGAAGGCCGCGTATGAAACCGCGCGCTCGCTCAATCAATCGCTGATGAGCCTGTCGCCGCAATTGGCGCCGCAGCTGGCCGCGCTGTCGGATCCATGGGAGGTTGAGCGGGAACTGACCGCTGCGCTGCGCCAACGGCTTAACGAGGCGGCTCAGGTGTCTAGCGATGACTTTGGCGTCGTATTGAGCGAATGCTGAGGATATCCCTTGCTTAGGATTTGTTATGGTTTGTGGAAAGGTGTGCTTCTTATGTTTGGCCATCTTGAAATGCAGTCATGACCTGGCACCATCAAAATTTCAGCCGTTGATGTGTTGGGGGGGCTTTTTTGAAAGTGCGCAACTTCTTGCGCACTTGTTCCGCATATTTGGCTCAATAAATCGCTACAGCCCAAGTAGATCGTGATCTCCAGACAAGTGCGCAACTTCTTGCACACCACTGCGCAACTTCTTGCGCATTTTTCGATTATTTTCTGCGGGTTTATCCCAACCTTCGCAAGGAGAACTCACCAAACCCCCGGTTTATAAGGGTTTGAAAAAGTTGGCATGTAATTTGATGGAAAATGGCCGCCTCTTAGGTGATGTCACCTAGGACTCATCCACTGATCCAGCAAGGAGCACCTCCCATGGCAACACCAGCGTACATGTCGGTTACCGGCGAAAAACAAGGCCTGATCACTGCTGGCGCCTTCACCGCCGACTCCGTTGGCAACACCTACCAGGAAGGTCACGAAGACCAAGTCATGGTTCAGGCTTTCACCCACGACGTGATCATCCCGCGTGACCCGCAATCCGGTCAGCCAACCGGTCAGCGCGTTCACAAGCCAGTTGTGATTACCAAGGTCTACGACAAGGCTTCG